AATATTTTTTGGACTAGCAAGTAATCAAAACCCTAAAGTTTATAATGTAAATTTTGAATTAAGCGAAACTGAATCAGATGTTGTTGAAGCGTTTCTTGATAGCCGTGCAAACGATCAAGAAAGTTTTACGTTTACACCGCCCGGCGAAGGGTTTACAAAAACAGGTACATATTCCCAAAGCGGCACAACTGTTACTATCAGCATTACCTCACACGGCGTTGCAGTTGGCGATGTTTTGACAATTGACTATACATCAGGTTCCGCAACTGATGGTTCTTTTACTGTTGCAACTCAAGTTGACGCAGATTCATTCACAGTTACAGCCGCTTCAAGTGCAACAAATAGCGGAAATGTTACAATCACTCTTTCAGGCGCAAAGAAATTTGTTTGCGAAAGTTGGTCGAAATCTATTCCATATAATAACAGGGCTTCAATCAGCGCTACATTCAGACAAGTATTTGAGGCATGAGTACAGATAAAATTGTAAGTGAATTACAGAATGTCAATCCGTCAGCGGTAATTGAACTTTTTACTTTGACTCTTGATAATTCATTACACGGCGCAACAACAACTTATCGTTTTCATGCGGGAACAAGTCTTAAAGACAGCGGCGAAATAATTTGGCAGGGAAATTCTTATACAAGATTTCCTGTTCAGGCAGAAGGTTTTCAATATGGAAAAGGCCAATTGCCACGCCCGACCCTTACTTTTTCAAATGCTCTTGGAACACTTTCAGCAATACTTCTTACAGTAAATGCTGTTACAACAGGAAATGATTTGACAGGTGCAACTGTCAAAAGGATTAGAACACAGGCAAGATTTCTTGATGCCGCTAATTTTCCAAGCGATGTAAACCCATACGGAACCCCAGACAATACAGCAGAATTTCCGCAAGAAATATATATTATTGATAGAAAATCGGCAGAAAATAGAACTGTTGTTTCTTTTGAACTTGCGGCTGTTTTTGACATGGCGGGAGTTCGAGCGCCTAAACGTCAATGCACCCGCGCAGAATTTCCAAGCATTGGATTGATTACAGGATGAATTGGAAGGCTGACGCATTGCTTCATGCCAAGGAACAAGACCCGAAAGAATCTTGCGGGCTTTTGTTAAATATTCGCGGGAAAGAAAAATATTTTCCTTGTCAAAATTTAGCAATTACTTCGCATCAATGTTTCATAATGAATCCAGAAGATTTTGTTGCGGGGGATTCTCTTGGAGAAATTATTGCAATAATACATTCACACCCGACAACACCGCCTGTTGCTTCAGAAGCCGATAAAATAAGCTGTGAGCAATCAAACTTGCCTTGGTATATTGTCAACCCTAAAACCGAAACATGGGGCGAATATTCCCCGTCAGGATATGAACCAGATATGATCGGTTTGCCTTGGGTTTGGGGTGTTTCTGATTGTTGGTCACTTGTTCGCAGATACTACAAAGAAAAATTAGATGTAGAACTTAGAGATTGGGAAAGGCCAACAACACCTGAAGAATTTCAAGATGACCCGATGTTTGAAAGATGCGCGAAAGATACAGGATTTGTTGAATTAAAAAATGACGAAAAACTAGAAAATGGCGATTTATTATTTATGTCAATCGGCGCTGTCGGGTTGAATCATGTGGCGATTTTTGTAGATGGCGATGTAATACATCATTTAAGAGATAGACTATCTTGTAAAGAACCTTACAACCCTTGGTTGTTAAAATGCACAGGAATGAGGTTACGTTATGCTTCGCAAAATTAAGTTATATGGAGAACTGGCAAAACAAGTCGGTCATAAAGAATTTGAAGACATAAATGTTTCTAATGTAGCTCAAGCCGTAAGTTTTCTTATAAATAATTTTCCGCAACTGGAAAGTCATATGGCAAATAGATATTATAAAGTCATAACTAATGAGGAAGAGATTGGTGCGGACGAGCTTCACAATCCTATTGGTAAATCAGATATATCTTTTGTACCTGTTATTTCAGGTTCGGGGGGTAATTTCGGAAAAGTGCTTCTTGGAGTGGCCTTGATAGGTTTATCATTCACGCCGATGGGTGCGGGTCTTTTTGCAGGCGGTTCAGGTGCGGGATTAGCGGGTGGAGGTGGTTTGATAGGTGCGACAGGTTTATATGCGGCAGGGGCATATGGTTCGGCGGCTCTTGGTCTTATCGGTGCAAGTTTAGTTCTTAGCGGTGTAAGTGGGATGCTTTTTCCTACGCCAAAAATGCCTGAATTTTCAAGTGAACAAGACCCGCGCTTATCGTTTAGCTTTTCAGGAACGCAACAGACAAGCCGCGCGGGAACGCCTGTTCCTATTGTTTACGGGGAGATTTTTACTGGCTCAGTTGTGATTTCTGGCGGTGTTGATACGGAGCAAGTTCAGGCATGACCGATAAAAGAAAAATTATTCGCGGTTCAGGTGGTGGAGGTTCGCCGCCGCCCCCAAGACAACCGACAAGAACCCCTGATACGCTTCACAGTAAGCAATTTGCAACTTTTCTTGACCTTATATCAGAAGGCGAAATTGAAGGCTCTGCAACGGCTTCAAAGGAAGGTATAACAGATCGCACTTCAACAGCATATAACAACGCATATTTAAAAGATGTTTTTCTAAACGATACCCCTGTTTTAAAAGCAACAGCATCTTCTTCAAGTCCACAAGATGTCGATTTTAATTTTCAAAACGTTACTTTTACGCCACGTTTTGGAACTGCAAACCAGACAAAAATTGATGGTATTGAAAGTTCTTCTTCAATAACACCTGTCGGCGTCACAGTTACAGCGGCTTCGCCAGTAACAAGACAAATTACAAATACAAATGTTGATCGGATAAAAGTTTCAATATCGTTTCCACAAATACAAAAAGCAACAAACGAAGGCGATCTTTTAGGTTCAACAGTTCAATTAAAAGTTGCTGTTCAATACAATTCGGGAGGTTTTACAGATGTTATAGAAGATACAATCACAGGTCGAACCGCTGACGCATATCAAAAAGATTATTCAGTAAAAATCACAGGTTCTTTTCCCGTTGATATAAGAGTTATAAGAGTTACAGCAGATTCAACAGATTCATCATTGATTGATAGTTTTCAATTTACAAGTTTTGCAGAAATAATTGACGATGCAAGCACTTATGCAAACTCAGCATATAACGCAATAAGGCTTGATTCTCAACAGTTCAGTTCAATCCCTCGCCGGAAATTCCGCATCCGTGGTATCAAAGTAAGGATTCCGGGCGCTGGTGCTTCTAGTTCAGGAACCCCAACTGTCGATTCTGCAACAGGCCGAATTGTCTATCCTGACGGATACATTTTTAATGGCGTTATGGGTTCGGCGGTTTGGTGTTCATGTCCTTCGATGATTTTGCTTGATCTTTTAACTACTGAGAGGTACGGATTCGGAACACATATTGCAGATGCAAACCTTGATTTATTTTCTTTCGTTACTGCATCAAAATTTGCAAATACTCTTGTTGATGATGGCTTCGGCGGACAGGAAGCCAGATTTTCTTGCAATGTTAATATTCAATCTTCAAGTTCTGCATTTGACTTGATAAATGAACTTGCGGGCGTAATGCGTTGTATGCCGATATGGTCAACCGGCTCTATATTATTAGCTCAAGATTCCCCGAAAGATTCTTCGTTCCTGTTCTCACTTGCCAATATTTCAAGTGATGGTTTTAATTATTCTGGCTCAAGTTTAAAGCAAAGACATTCAGTTATATCTGTTTCATATTTCAACATGGATTCGCAAGAAATAGATTATGAAGTTTTTGAAAATACTACATTATCAGCAAAAATTGGAACTGTTATAAAACAAGTAAAAGGTTTTGCGTGTACATCACGCGGTCAAGCGCAAAGATTGGCAAAAGCAATTGCATTCTCGGAAGCAAATGAATCTGAACTAGTTACATTTACGACATCAATGGAAGGCGGCTTGATGGTTAGACCGGGCGCTGTTATAGAGATCAATGACCCTGTTCGTGCGGGTGTAAGACGTTCAGGAAGATTAAAAAGCGTTACTTCAACAACAGTTGTTACAGTTGACGATACTGAAAATACCGATTTGCCGACTACTAACAGCCCGACT